AATCAGCAAAATGTTCGCACCTGTCGGTGTGTCACCTTGGGTCAGCACAGGAGACTCTATGAGCCACCATACTGAAACTACAAAGAAATTTGTAGAGATCCCCAGGGCCGATCGCGACCGCTATGTGAGCGTTATACCGCTACCCACCACTCTTAAAACTCGAGTGGTCCAGGAATTTGATTCCTGGGTGTCCAACAATGGGTATTGTTGGGCAGTGAGTAGGATGAAAGACTTTAGGCAATTCCTCATGGAATCCTATGCCAGTAATGGCAAGGTCAAGACTCCTGATTGGTTTGCCACCAATCGTGTTGGCTCTTTGACGGGTACTTTCGGGTACCTTTACAAGATGTCTAAGCAGAGCTTCCCAAAATTTCGGGCTGCTTTGGACTTGACAGGTGTTTACACTTCTGTTAGCTACACACAAGATGTAGATTCCACTGTAATACAGGAAGGGTTAGAGACAGTAGAGCTTACTGTCTCCGACTTGCCAAAACGGTTGATAAACCTACGGTCTAAGACCATTAGGAAACAACTGTCTAGGTGGGTTAAGTCATGGGTTTCGGTGTCTTCACCGGAGCCGCTTACTGAAGTCCCTCCTGGTAAGCTTCAACATAAGGCTACCACACCTTATGACGTTTGGATGCTTTCACAGTGGATACAGTTCATGGATGAGGATTTAAAAACCCTTGTCCAGAATGCTGTAGGAGGTCACAGGCTTGCCACACCTATGTTTTCTGTAGATGTGACATCCATAAATGCTGGAGAAATCCAGTATACAATGGAACCTGGTCTTAAGATTCGCTACTTTGCTAACCCTAATAAGGCTTTGCAACGTGCTCTGGAACCTCTGAAAAGAGGTTTATTCAGAGTCCTTGAGGATTTACCCTGGGATTGTACCCTAAATCAGCGTAAAGCTGACATGGTTATAACCCAAGCCCTCAAGGAAGGAAGAACGGTTTATTCCGTCGACCTTTCCTCTGCCACCGATAGGTTTCCCTATTGGTTTCAGAAAGTAGTCTTGCAGGCAGTGATGCCAACCAAGATGAATCAAAGAAAGCTTCTGAGAGGAAGCTTAGACCTACTCAATCTTATGGTAGAGAGGGGGAAGTATTACCTTGAAAATAAAGGTTATACTTGGAAAGTTGGCCAGCCTTTAGGGCTGAATCCTTCTTTTCCTTTATTTACCCTTTCACACGGAGCCCTGCTTCTCGCATTGAATCGCGGGAAGTGGGATAATGCGTTTTATGTATGTGGGGACGATGTCATAATCTTTGACAAACGTCTGAATGACTTGTACCGCAAGGTGTTAACCTCGTGGGAAGTCCCCGTATCGGAGAATAAGAGTTTCTCTTCCTCCAGGCTTGCCCAGTTTACTGGGGTCACCTATACACCATATGGTAGCTTTTGGCTCCCTAAGTGGCGTATGATAACACGGTCCACACTCATAGACATTGCAGCCTACTGGTATGTAGGTTTTACAACGGGTCTTCCAGACCACGAACTAATAACTCGTGTTTTGGCCCTTCCACAGCCTTATGGCATAGGAAGGAATCCGTTGGGTATCCCCCTCAACGACCGGTTCACCGATGAATTGGTGAGTAAGCTGGTTGAGATGGAAGTTGCGAGTGCTGAGAAGGCTATGCCTTCGCACACACGGCGGTATATAGGGTATGATTCTCCCTATGCTTATCACTGGTTTTGTGATTGGCAACCGCGTAGTCCGAACAGGACTACCAGAATATCACCTAGGTTTGATCCATTAATGGACCAGACCGAAGTGTCGGGCTACCCCAAACTCCGTTTACGGATCCCTGGTAAAAGGGATCCATATACTTTGGGTAGAACCCAGTACTGGAAGAAAGTATTCCAGGCTGTGGACTCACTTAGCGTAACGTAAGCC